AATATCTAATATATTTCCATTAGTTGAATCAAATTCAACATAATAATCTCTGGTTTCTTTTACTGGATTTATTTGTACACCTTTTCCATTTCCACCAATAATTTTAACTAGTGGGTCTGAATAAAACCCAATACCAGGATTTAAAATATCAATTCTTTGTAAAGAACCAGAAACTTCAACAAATCCTTCACATCCTTCCCCATACCCATCTAAATCTTCTACTACTAATTTTGGAGGATTTAATACGTCATAATCTGATCCACCACCCAAAATTTCTATAGATTTTATATCGCCGTAATAGATACTATCATTAGATTTGTAACTAATAACTTCTACACCATTTTTTAATAAACCAATAGGTCCAGACTTTATCTGAAAATTACCAACTGAAGTATTTGTTGGATTTTCAAATTTCTTAATTAATCTTTGATGTTCAATTTTAAAATAAGTTTCTGGTTCTAATATAATATCAGAAAGATATGAGACATCAAAAGTGTCATATGTGATATAATATAACTTATTATTAATCACATTTCCGTTGAAATTTATATACTCATTATTAAATTTGAGTTATTGGATAATTTCCAGAAAAATTTACTATTTTTGATGGGATATTGATAGATTCATCACCATAAAAGGGGAGAGATCCTGAAGAGACGTATAACTCCGATTCAGTACTATTTAAGTATACATTTTGTACGTTTGAAGAATATACATTTTCTAAAGGAATGTTTAAGAAATTTGTTTTTGCTAGTTTTCTTAAAGTATAAAACCCTGTAGAATTAATATTTTCTATAGTTGTATTTGAACTAAAACTATAATCAAACTGACTATCTCTAGAAATTATCTTTAGTAAATATTCATCTCCAATTGAAGAGTATAAAATAAACTCATCACCAACATAAAACTGAGAATTTTCGTAAAAAGATAATTTATATTTTTTAAGTCTTAGATCTAATAGTGTAATTTTACTCACATCATTTCTAGTTGCATGATTAAAAATCCAATCGTTAAATTTATTAGATTTAGATTTTGCACCTAAACTAGATAATAATACTTTATCTCCTTTCTCTAAGGATATTGAATTATTGTCATAAGTATAGTCTGATAATATTGGGAGAACTTTTAATTCTATTAGGTCGTCATTTTTACCGAAAACATAGGCAAAGTTATATGATAATATAGTAGTTCCTTTAGGAATATTTCTATTAACATTAAAAATTTTAAGGAACTGATTATTAACTTTACCATTGTAATCAAATACTATTCTATCTCCATCAGGTAAAATTGCATACAATTCTCCTACGTTTTCAAATCCTATAGTAGAATCTACCATTAAGGGTAAACCTTGCCCCAAAGTATAATCTTCTACAGTTATTGTAGTTTCATTATATAAAAATTTACCGTAGATAGATCCTCTAGTTGTGGTATCTCTATTGTAATCAAAATCTATACTTAAAATATAATAAGTTTTTCCAGATCTAGATATTTTTTCTACGTTAGTAATAGATCCGTATGATAAATTACCTTCAAAATCTTTTTGATAAATGGTTTTGTTCAAACAATCTTCAGGATTTCCATTTATAGATTCTACTAGAATATCATTAGTTACACTATAAATTGCTGAAGATGGTTCAATAACATTCTCTCTTGGTTTAATTACAGTTACTGGAGATCCAAAAACTGCTCCAAACAAAATTCTAAATGATTCGTCAGATCCTTTTGATTTGTAAAAATCTGATGATTGCTTTATAAATGTTCCTTCATTTAGTAAAGAATAAAAATCTCTTCCTTCAAATCCTGGAGTTAATTTAATTTTTATTTTATTTAAAAATTCTTTTAATAAAAACGCATAAAGATTATAGACTAAAACTCCAGAGTTATAATCTGCAGCATCAGTACTAGAAAAAGATAAATTAGATCCAAATGAATCTATACCACTAAATCCTCTAGTGCAATTTACAAAAGATCTATCAGTTTTTTCCTTATAGAATATAATTTCATTCTCAATTTTTATTAGACCATTTCTCTCTGGAAATCCTTCTGTAGAAGTAACTGGTATTTCTTCCTGGAAAGAGTAAGTAAGATCAGTTACTGTAGTACTTTCTACTATAGATGATAATTCATCAACACTGAGATATTCATTTATTCTAGTAAGAATATCATAAACTCCTGTTTTTTTCTCAAGAGACAAATAATATTCTTCAAGGAGTTCTCCAAATAAAGGATATTGTTCTCTTATAAAGAGAGGTAAAGAATCTTTAATTGTCTGAAAGATATTTACTCTTGTTTTACTCATCTCTAGTTAGTTGTAATATTTTTTGGAGTTTACTTAAATTACGATATCTCTACTAATTTTAGGTAATGATGAAGATAGATTTTCATCGATCATCTCTACAGAACTTTTATTAACATCAAGTTGTAAAAAGAGTTCATTTATACCGTAAACATCACTTGATACTGGAACAGCAGAAATTTCTATGATAGGAATAGAACTTTTGATCACAGTTGATACTATATTTATTGCACTTAAACGTATTTCCCCTTTCTCATAATCTACCATTCCTACATTAGATCTAACAAAATTAATCTTAGAATTTTGATATGTAAACAATGATATTGAACCAGTAAGACCATTTAAGTTTGGAATATCCGTCATGTAAACAGTTTCAGATATACCTGCAACTTTAAATCCTGAAGACCTAATATTAAAACCATCCTTATTAGACATTAAAAATCTATTTCCATAACAAATTTCATATTCTACTAACTTGTTTAGTATAGGTTGTAATAAACGTTTCATCTCTATTTCAGTTTCATTTGAAACTATAGATGAATCAGAGTTGTCTATTAAAGATAAAAATTTACTAAATTTAAATCTTGATCCATAAGAATTAATTTCTTGTGATTTAGAAAATTCATTAAGAACGTCTAAAACTTTTGTTTTAATATCATTTGGAGAACTTGAGAAATTTGTATTATAAAACACTCTACTATTGAATGTAACATACAATAATTTAACATCTAATATTTCTGGAACTATTCCAGCAACGGAATATTTTCTTAATTCTCTTCTAATATTTTGTTTTATTCCAGTAGAAAGGTATAAACCATTTGTTGGTTTTATTGCAATGTAAACTCTACCAAATCTAGGAGGATTTAATTCTTCCCCACCAAAAGATGTTATTGAATCTGCTTCAGGATAAATTAATTTTACAATAGATTCGTAATCATTAGATGTTACTGCTCTATTTTGTGATGCATATATTCTTGGAGCATAATTTTTTACGGACTTTATAGATTCAATCTTCATTCCACCAGAAGAAGATTCCGCAGTAAATATGTTTGAAATATCTCTAGCAACTAGAACTCCATCGTTATCTACTAGAGTTCCTGAAAATGCAAATTGATTTATTCCATTACCTTCATCACCATTTGATATGATATAACTTACTTCTATAATATTACCATTCGCTAATTTTCTTCCAAAAATATCATCACCAAAAATTAATTCATATCTTTCATCTTCAACTTCTTGAATGAAATATACTGCTGAAGAACCATTAATAAATGCTAAAGAATCTGATCTTGAATATTTTAATGATACATTAGTAAATATATCGTCTTTAACTCTTACGTTTAATGTGGTATAATCTATACCAGGATTAGATAAAATAAATCTTTGATTTTTATTATTTAAATCTACAGTAAATGATTCTTGAATATAAGTTCCTTCATATACATCTATTTCTCTAAAAGTCGCAGTGTTATCAATAACAGGAACACTAACATCTTCTGTTATTGAAAATACGTAACTTTGGTTTCCGAATGTAGCAGAAGATGATGCTACAGTTCCTTTTCTTAAAGTTATTGTCTGAGGTTTTTGTGGAAACTCATTGGTATCAATATTAAATGATATTTTTGCTTTTGCTGATTTTCTTGGTCTTGGAACATATCCTATCTGTCTCGCTAAAGCAACTACATTTTCTCTAACTGTAGCACTATCAATAAAAACCTCATTCGACAACATGTTAGCGTTGAATGAGGAAATATAAGTATTATATGCAAGAATATCTATTAAAAATGATAAAGTAGATCCTTCAAAGTCATAATCAGTGAAGTTAGGATTAATTCTAATCTGATCTTTAATAGAGGTTCTAATTTCAGAAAAGTCTAAACTAGATACGTTTATTAGTGCCATTTATCTATTTGACTGTAGAGCAAATGTTAATGCTTGTGCCGGTACGTTGATACCAACAACTCTATAATTTATAGTTACTTCATACTCATTAAAGTCATAATTAGGTGAAACTATAACTTCTATAAGATCTACCCTTGGTTCAAATCTATTAATACTATTTTCTATTTGTTCTCTTATAATCGTAGCACTAATAGGGGTCATATTTTCAAATAATGACCTATTAATATCAGTTCCAAACTCTGGTTGAAATGGTCTTTCTCCAGGAATGGTATATACAATATTTCTTAAAGCTCTAGAAATAGCAGTTTCATTCTTTAAAGGAACCAAGTCATTATTGACAGGGTTCTTTTTAAAGGCCATGCTAATGTCTCTAAATGCTTGACTGACTATTTCTAGAGCCATGAAAGGTTCTGTTCCATATTCCCAATCATCATAGTCATTATCATTACGAATTTTTGAATGAATTTCGTTTTGTTTAGAAAAATCATGTTTTTTGGGATTTAAATCATCACTTGCAATTTCTCTAAGTAGTTTTTGATCCATTGTGCTCTCCTGATTCGTTAAAATCAGAACTTTTTACGGGGTTGCTATCCCGAATTGGCGTAATTTCGTACATAAAATCGTCAGATGTCTCGATTTTACGACGATTTTCAACTGAATATTCGGTTAGATCAATTTCATATCCTGGATTTTTGGTAATTCTGTTCTTAGTCCATGCATCATCATACCATAATATCTTATTATTTGGGTATGCATAAAAATTTCCATTATCCATCTTGAAAAAATGAGCACATTTATGCTCTGGAGTCTCACTAAAGTTAGTATTCAGGGTAGATTTTGACTCCCATGACCAATCAAGAGTGAACATATAAGTTCCTTCATTTTTCTTTCCCTTATAATTGATTAATTCAGCTCTCAATCCTGATAACCTTGAACGAACTTGAACATCAATATAAGGAGAAAAGCAATCCCACCACATACATTCTTCTAGATCTGGAGGTACTGCATCAGGTTTCCAACAAAACGCATGGATCGGTCTACGAGTCCAGTTCACTCCATTCTCTAGAAACGCCTCAAAGAGTGGTACACGCTTCTCTAAGGACGCTACAGAGTGTACATCGCATAAAGTTACTTCACCATAACCTTTTTTATGATTGTAAAGAAATTCGTTACGAATGTAACAAGTAAATGTAGGAAGATTATGATTTAAATATGCCATACAAAGTAAATAAAAAAGCAGGAATTTCTTCCTGCTCTATCTATATTATTTACCTTGACCTCGATATGGTTTACGCGCCTTGTTACGACTTGTAGAAGCGTACTTGGTATGCTTTCCTTCACCTTGACGAGTATTCTTTGGTTTTGACTCAATTAGTTTTGAACCTGAAAGAGATTTCTTAATTGCCATAATTAAATTCCTGTAAAGTTGTTATGTAAAATGGATTCCCCACACTCATGTGAGGAGATTCCGGCTCATAAGATTAATATTATATCAATCTTTTATCTTCTATGTCAATCTCATTGAGATCTATTGTTTTATTACCTTCATAAGATTCTAAAGCCATCTCATGAAGGATGTCCGCAGCATCCTCATGAGATAGATTAGTGTAAATCTTACGTCCTTTGTAATAAATGTCCAACATCAGATAACGCGAGTTTTCTCGTGACCAACTCTAATACGAGGATCACACCAGATTTCAAATCCTGCTTCTTTTGCATCAAGACAGAATGATACATCTTCACCACACATGTCTTGTACTGCACCAGACTCAAAGACTTGCATCTTAGGTGCAAACCATGGATACTCTAGATTTTCAAATACACCGTTCTTAATCAGAACCCATCCGAAACCTGTATAGTCTACAGTGAATGGTTTGTTACGACGGGACATGGTTTCAATGGTCTCGTGATTCATCACACCACCATTATTGCGGAAGTCTTCCTCTTCTAACCAGTGTGCTACTGAAGTAGTCTTACCATCTTCAGTACAATACCAACCAGCAACTACTTCTTTCTCTTCACCTTCTTCACTTAGTGCTAGATCGCATAGTTGCCAGAACTTTTCAGTATTGAAAACAATGTCACTATCAATCCAGAGTTGATAATCATACTCTAGTTTACCATCCCAAGGTACTTGCTTAGGACCTCGTAGTACATTAGCACCTAGTACCTTACAACGTGCAAAGTTAACCATTGATGAATAATCCTGCGAGATCTGAATACTCATCTGATTCTGTACGAGA